CTCAATGCTTCCCGTCAAAGAGGAGACCAGCTCTATGGCGACCTCTACAAAGGCTACAACTCTCTGATCGACGGGGGAGTAAACGGCGCTGGTGGATCGGGTGGCTCAGGAGGTGGCGGCGGTGGCTTCTCTGTTCCGACCGATTCGCGTTTTGGTGAGGTCGAAAACACCTACCGCGAATACATGAAAAATGGGGGCGTCGACGATGAGGCGAAAGGACGCATCCGCGGCGGAGGAGTCTTCGACGAGTATGCCAAGACGGGCGGGCTTTCGGACAAGGACAAGCTCAACATCCGTTCGCGCGGCACATCGACTATCCCTGCCTTCTTCGATGCAGCCAAACAGGACGCCGCAAGAGCAAACGTGGTTCAAGGAGGCTATGGCCCTGGCTCAGCGGCTATCATGTCTCGTTTCGGACGCCAACAGGCTTCTGCAGGAGCAGATGCGGCTCTTAACGCGGAACTTGGAATCTCGGACCAGGTCTCAAAGGGCAGACAGTGGGGAGCAACCTCTATGTCCGACGCCGAGAAGGGTCTTGTCGACCGAGTTAATCAAGGCCGTCAGTGGGGGACAGGTGGGCTGGAGGGACGAGCCGAGTCCGACCGCTCTGCTGCGATGTCAGCGGCTTCTGCTAATGCTGCTGCTGATCGATATTCTCAGGAGTTCGCTCTCCGACAGAGGTCGATGGGACTCGAAGGTCTAGCCTCTCTCTACGGCGGACGCGGCTCCGAGGAATACAACTACAACAAGGACTACGGTCTCAACGAGCGTGGTCTGACGGAAGACTCCTACGGACGGAACATCGACCAAGCACGTAACAACACGAGCAATCCGTGGTGGAAGTCAGCCCTCGGAGCAGGGGCAGGAGCGGTCCTCTAATGCCAAACTTTCTTGCAGCCCTTCGACACATGAACATCTTCGGGAACAGACCCGAGGACGAGACCGACCCCTACACGGCGACGAAGAAGAGGTTCCTCGGTATCGCTCCCATGCCGAAACCTCTGGAGCCGTTCCGTCCATCCACGCTTCCACGTGAGGCGCTGGAGAACATCGACCCTGGTCCCGAACCGATGGCCAAGCCTCAATCGTCCATGAACAACATGCGGCGACAGAGCTTGAGTCAGGATGATCTCGACCGATACGGTCAGGAGATGGATAAGATTACGGGCAACCGTCCACTCCTGACAGAGTACCAGAAACAGTTGCTCGCGCCAGACCCCGAGGACAAACCAAGCTGGAAGCGTCGTCTCCTGGCTGGTGTCGCTGGTGCGGCTGCTGGTGTCGGTGCGGGGGATAGCAATACAGGATTCCTCGCAGCCAATCGATTCGTCCACAAGCCCTACGAAGACGCCATCCAGAGGCGAGATGCCGGTATCGACAGGTTGGGCAAAGCTGCAACCGTTGAAGACAAGTTCATCATCGACCGTATCGACGCGCTGAGAGAGGCTCGCGAGCTTGGTCTGAAATACGACGAGTTCGAGCTCAAGCGTCTGGAAGCGATCGCGAAGGATGAGGTCGAGAAGGGCAAGCTGGGCGTCGAGCAGGGCAACCTCAAAGTCAATGAGGGACGAGGCGCTGCCTATGGTCGGGACATCGAATCCCAGATTCAGAACCGGGGACGAACCGGCGACCAAAAGGATACGGAACTCGGTATCTCTGCCTACAATGCGGAAACGGCCCGAGGGAATTCTGCATCCCTCCAGAGCTACCGCAACGCGATGGCGGCTATCGGGAACAAGAACGCCGAAGCCAACATCACGAGGGCGAACAAGGCTGGTCGCCTGACAGAGACACAGAAGGGCGCGCTGATGGACAACGTGCTCAAGGAAATGCAGATGGACCCGACCTACAAGGACTTCATCGACATGTCCAGTGGGTATCCCGCGGTCCGAACTGGTGACGTTTCTTCACGTTCCTACCGTTCATTCCTCAGCGAGTTCCAGCGACGTGCTCAGAAGGCTGCTCGCGACTTCGTGCCTGAGGACCTGAACGACGTCAATCTCCCTGAAAGCGAAATCGAATTCCTCAATCCGGGGGGCACACGGTAATGCCGTATTATCCAAAAATCGCATCTCCCTGGGCCGCCCCGAAACAAACGCCAGAGAATCGTCAGGCGTCGGTCAGGCAGCCCAAGACAGTCCAGTTCCGTGACAAGCGAACAGGCAAGGTCTATGACATGCCGTGGGAGGCGGATACCCCACCGTCAGAAACCGACGCCTTGAAGTTCGTCGATCAGCAGGAACATCCGACAGCCATGCAGCGTATCGGCAAGGCGTGGGATGCTGCGACGAAAGGAGTATGGGAAGGTCCAGCGAAAGCAGGTAAGGCTCTCGGCGAACCTCTCATGGCGTTCGGTGAGGAAGGGGAAGTCACAGGGACGAAAGTGAACCCCAAGACCGGCCGAACCCAGAACGTCGTCAGCGCCAAGCATCCCATCCTCGGACCACCTGCAAAGGCGGCGGGAGCGTGGCTTCAGAACTTCGGACAGCAAACGACTGACCTGACTTCTCCGCTGAATGCTGGTCTGGCGGTCGCTTCTGGTGGTTCTTCTCTCGCGGCAAAAGCTGGAGCTCCAACGGCTGCTCGACTCCTCAAGATTCCTCAGGCTCTAACGTCACTGGGCATGATGGCTCACGGCTCTGCCCAAATGTTGTCGCCCTTCGAGGACAGACCGATTGACGAGCGAGCAATGGGAGGCGTAGAGGCGCTTCTCGGCTACTTTGGACGTCCGCGTGCCGGGGTGCAAACTCGTTCACCGCGCGAACCAATTCCGCCTGGGACTGAAATTGGCCCTGCTCGTCCTGCTCCAAGAGGTGCGCCCAAGCCTCCCCCGATTCGACCGGATTTCGTCAATGAGGGACCTCCGCCTCCGCGTGGTCGCCCAAGAAGTCCAGTTGTTGAGGGGGAGATTATTCCCGATGAGGCTCCTCCTCCTGCGCCTTCCTCACTGACGAGAGCTGGACTACCCGAGCGCCCGAGACCGTTCTACTCAGGCGAGCGCGGAACGTCGATGAATCCGAATGAGGTGGCTGGACCGCCCGCTCCGATTCCGAACAGTCTCGACATCATCGACCAGACTAACCCCTACGTTCGCAAGGGCATGGGTCCACTCGACCAGTCGATGCCACCGTGGGTTCGTCCAAGACCGGCAGACCTTCAGGGGACGCCACCGATTCAACCAGTCGGAACACCTGCTACGCCTACGCCGGGACCGGTCAAGACAGGCCTGGGAGACATGCTCAAAGGGGAAGCAGGCCAGCCCGACCCGATGATGCGTGGCTTCTCAGACGATGATATCGTCCACATGGCTCAGGGTGGGGATGCGTCGGCTATCAAGGAGATGCGTGCTCGACCATCGCTGACGGAGAAGTTCAAACAGCTTTTCTCAGGTGAGACTGGAACGGAAGGCGACCTCCAGCCTCTGATGGAACGGACGCCTAAAAGCGGAGCGCCGACGAATCCGGGACGTAGGGACTTCCTGAAAACAGTTCACCAGTTCCTCTCAACGTCGAAGCGGTTGGAGATCGAGGAGGCCATCAGCGACGAGTTGAACACACAAGGCGTCGACCTACCACTAATGCTCTCTCAGATGGCGGAAACTCCATTCGAGAACATGACACCAGAGGGTCGCTACGCCTACACCTACCTGACCCGTATCGGTGCGGAACAGGGGATTACTCCTGAGAGCGCGCTCAAAGAAGTCATGGCCCAGTGGGAGAATGTCGGCAAGAAACCAGCCGAGCCTACTATTGCCGAGGACGGCTCTATCTCAGGAACCCTCGAACCAGATCAGAACATCGACGACATTCCTCAATTCGCCAGAGCAGAGCAGGATGGAAAGAAGGGCATCAGGATCAGCCAGAACATCCGTCGGTCAGCGAAGGAAGTGACCAGTGGATACGATGCTCCCCTTGAGTCCATCATGATTCGAGAGGCAATGCAGAATGCCCTCGACGCCGTGAAGAAGCAGAAGGACCAGGGAAGTATCCACTATGCCCTAGATAACGATCGCTTCACAGTGGCCGATAACGGTCCCGGCATGAATCGGAAGGAAATCGAGACTGTCTTCACCGATTTGTTTGAGTCCGGTAAGACATCTGATTCAGGGGCGACCGGGGGAAAGGGCATCGGCAAGGCGTCCTACATGCTCGGCGGGAATCACTTCACTGTGACATCCGTCGCGATGGATAAAAAGACAGGGCAGAAGACTCGCTATACCCTAAGTGGGACGCCCGATGAGCTAATGGACTTCGCCGAGATTCACGAGGAACCCGTCGCCGACAGTACTCCAACCGGCGTTAAAATCATGACTGTCTTCGCCAAAAATCAATACAACTGGCGGCAGACGGAAATGCTCAGTAAGATCCGTGCGTTCTCTCGCGGTGTGCAGGCAAAGTTCAACAATAAGGGGAGAGACGAACCCTTTCACTCTGGCGCCGGGGATAAGGTCATCTTCAACAACCCTATCCAGACCAACAAGATCAAGATGGTTATCCCTCTGGAGTCGCAGCCGAAGAAGGGGGAAGCCGTCAAGGAGCTTCGAGATACCATCCATCTGCAATACCTCAACAACGGGATGTATCAGTTCAGCGAACCCTACTATCTGGGTAAGCTGACCCCAAACATGCCCGAGAACGTCCTTATCGACATCACGCCGACGGTTGAGGAAGGTGACCCAGAGTATCCATTCCCTGGACCTCGGGAGTCAGACAAAGAAACGCTCAAGATCGCCATCCAAAAGGAGCTCAACGAACGACTCATCCATCCACAGCAGGAGGCTCGTAAGAACGTTCTCAAGGAACTCTACGAGTCGATGCAGAAGTTCAACAGCGGCTGGAACTCCGACCAGTTCAAGCGCAACTCGGTGCTGTTCGATCCCGGCGAGCGTCTGACGAAAGCTGAACGCGCACATCTCCAGATGGACGATACGATGAACGCGCTCATGCTTCACACCGACGAATCGCTTGACCATATCCTGTCTGTGGTTGGCGATGAGAAATGGATTAAGAAGCTCGAAGGAACCGGCGTCGTCATGGACCCTGGGATGTATGGGGTGCATATCCCCAATCCTACTAAGGACACTTACGGGAACAAGAAGTCGACCATCCTCATCAACTACTTCGAGCACATGCTGCGGAAGGACCCGAAACAGGCAGCCTACGAAGCAATGGTCACAATGCTTCATGAGGTCGCGCACATTGGTGAGGAATCAACCTCCGGAGATTTCAGCGACCACCTCAATCCCGAGGATCTCGCTGACCCAAACATCGGACCTTATCTGAAGACCTATCTGAGTCAGGTCGCTACTCAGGGCGGCATCGACATGGGCCATCAGATGGGCTTTATTCGAAGATTAGGACTGGTATATGCAAAATTCGGACCTCGACGAGCTCAAGCAATCGCCGACGAAGTCGAAAATCTCATCACCGACGAAATCACTGGGGGATACAGTAAACCAGTTCAGAGATTACTACAAATCTATTCTGACTCAAGGGGGAGACCAGAAACTTCGACAGACTTTCTCAGCGGAACGGGAACTAAGCAAGCAAATCCCGTCGAGCCAAAGAGCGCCGTTTCTGGCCCTGATAGCGGATCTGGAACTGGAGCTATTGGGACCCTCCTCAACAAGCTCGACGAACTCCGAGGCGACGAGCGGGGAAGCCTCGACCTTACCGGACTTCGAGCCGGACTCGATCGGGTAATTTCGCCCAAGATGCGGGAGTCTCTCCGGAAGGTCTACGACGACCTCGCTACCTCCGGCCTGACTGTCATCCGTAATCAGCATGGAGAGAGCCTCGAAAAGCTCCTGATTCGGAATAGACTCGACGGCGAGCAGTTGGCTGGAAACATCAATGCGCGCCTGAAGGAGATCGTCTCTCGACTCAGCCCGGAAGAACTCCGCAACTACGTGCAGGTCAGGGATGGCAAGGAGCGTCCCATGTCTGCCGAGGTAATGACTGCCGTCAAGGAGTGGAAGAAGGTAGACGATTTTGTGACTCAGGCTGCGAAGGCGTCAGGCATGGGGATGAAGCGTGGCAAGCGTATCGTTCCCTTCCAGGAGATGGCTGCGTATTGGGCGCACATCTATCCGTCTGAGTTCTTCGAGGCCAAGAACAAACCGTCGGCCATCAACCAGATCATGAACGAGGGATACTCGTATCAGGAGGCGGAAAGGATTCTCGACCGCGCCTCGAAATACAACGAGCGTCTCATCGACCCACAGCATGGTCGTGTCGTGAATGCTCCCGGCTACAGAACCGACCTCGACGTGGACTATCAGCACTACAACGACATGGCTCGTCGGATTCAACAGGCTTTCGATTTCGGTCCGAGGGATACGGCAGATCCCAACAGCCCCATCTCACAGCTTGTTGCAATGACAGATAATCCGGCCCGTGTCGCTGAGATTCTGGAGCAATATCTTGGTCGAGGCAAGGCATCCGACCCGAATTGGGCGCGCGTGAATGCCAACCTCTCCAAGTTCCAGACGTTCACGAAGCTCTCGCGGTTCATCATCAACAACACGGCGAACCTCGGGATGCTACCGTTGAGGGCCAGTCTTGGGGGAACAGCGGAAGGTATCGGGAAGGTCTTTGCCAACTACCCTGAAGCCAGAGCAGAGGCCGAGAGAACTGGTGCCCTACAGTCCATCTACAACGAGGTAGTCAAGGAAGTCGGTGGACCCTCAGGACTCTCACGCTGGTTCGGTATCCAGAAGTCAGAAGAGCTACTGCGGACTATCTCTGCCATCGCCGGTAAGAGAACAGCGCAGGACCTTTTCCAACGGCTGGCGAAGAATCCAGCGGACATGAGGACAAGACAACGGCTAGAGAACCTAATCCTCGAATCCCCCGACAAGCTACTGCGTCAGGGCGGACTGACCGATAAGCAGACGAATCGTGCAGGCAACCGTATGTCGGAGATTACACAGGGAAGGGCGTCGAATATCGATCTTCCCAAGATGTGGTCGAACGATCCGAAGATGGTCGCCCTCATGATGTTCAAGCGCTACGCCTTCCAGCAGTCCAAGAATATCTGGGCGGCAATGAAGCAGGAGCATCCACTCAAGGTCGCTATCGTTTTGGTCGGCCTCATGGAGATCATGGGTGAACTGACGGGGGACGCAAATGCGGTGCTCAGAGGAACAGGTCGTACGATTGGAAAGAATATCGCTGGGGAAGACTCAGACCTCGGCGAGGAAATCGGTGGAGCAATCGCAGAGCGTGGCCAGATCCCAACTGCCCAGGACGTAGCCGACTGGATCGCTAATCCTACGAAGCAGGGAGCAGCCGACAATCTCGAACGCTTCGTCAACAACCTCTCGCAATCGTGGGCGCTGGGCTACCTCGGAGATATTGCAAGTTCGATGCGGCAGGACAAGAAAGGACTGGCGGCGAATCTGGCTGGTCCAGTAGTAGGCGACATCGGAGAGACAGGCTACAACATCGGCACGCTCAACGGTCGTGGGCTTGCTCAACAAGCTGCTAGGATGGTTCCTTTGTTCGGCTCTGGATTGGCAGACTCGATGAAGGCGACCAATGAAGGTAGACAGCGTCGACGGGCTAGGAGGAGGAGTCGTTAGGACTCCTTCTTCTTCATATACCGATCCAATACTTCAGGATTGAGTATATAAGTAGTCTCCTTGTCGATGATACGAATGTTGATCGCCTTCTGTGCGTAGAGGGACTCAGCAATTCGATCCAACTCAAAGCTGTCGAAGTGCTGCCAGTGCTTCTTGAGAGCAGACGTTCGAGTAATTGTATTATTAGTGCATGTAAGAAGCTCCCGTAAAAGGACAGCTGTTCCTGGAGCAGAGACAGAATTGCCGCTCTGTCCAATAGAGATACGCTTGGCACCGGGGACAAAATCCTTGCACGCTCTAATAGCCTCCTCAATATCATCATACTCAAGAACGAGATCGCGTTTCCGAGATAGAGAAACAAGCATGGCCGTCTTAAGGATATGGTCGTGGAGACGCTCCATAGTGCCAGTAGTATCCTCTTCAGATTCGATCTCCTGAAACTTGGTATACCACTCGTCGTAGAGGTTTCTTCCACGATCCGACCACTTGAACTCACCTTTGCACTCCGCGATAGACTTCAATTCACGGGCTAAGTCTGCGTAGGGAAACGTTATCGCAGGCTTCGTAGTAAGTGAGTTAACCGACGATTTCTTGTCGGCGTAGATAATAAAGGTCCGTGCCACGAAGCCACCACCCACAGCGTTGTCAGGGAGCGCGTCCTTAACATGAACCTCATTCGTCGCCCCCAAGAAGACAAGACAGGGACTCTTAATCTTCTCAGTTGGACTGTTGCGCAGCATATACGACCACTCTGGATTGTAGTGTCCGTCATATAAGTCCGTTAGAATCGTGAGAGCCGATGGGTCCTGAACAATAAATGACGCGAACTCTGACGCAAATAGCGCCCCTGCACCATCCATAATTGGAGGACCACCATTGGCTTTCGTCCTCGCCTTCGAGAGGTCTGCAATGACGCCCTGAATACTAACACGACCGGAGAAGATACGGGTGTTGTCAATTTCCCTCACTAAACTCTTAGCTAAGTTTACCGGCGGACCCTTCCTCAGACCTGACCTACCTACCAGCAGGACGTATATGTTCGGCGCGAGCTTGTAGTAAAATTTATCAAGGAAGACTCGGTCTTTTACGACAGCAGCAATTGCGACTAGGGCTGACCAGTAATAGTATCTTCTAGGCGACTCTGAACCTACCGTATATCGAAGAACGTCGTCAACAAAGCTCATGCTGCCGCCGGGAGGTGATAGTCTTTCAAGTTCTTATAATCTGCACCTATCTTGGTCTCAGCCGGGATTACCAGCGAGCCTCTAGAAATGGTGCAGTATTTGAAATCAATTGGGACTTCGATTTCTTGGTGGACAATCTGGACGTATCTATCCACATGCTCGCGGCGCACTAATCCGACCAGAGCGTCATGAGCTTCAACCACAAACCTTGCGTCAATTTCCTCGGACTTGAAGCGAGACTTAGCGCGCATTCCCGCCTTACGCAAGTGATCTGGGACCGTGGACTGTGGAAGATGAGCGTATCCCTCTTTGAAGAGCTCTCTTCCCCAACGGTCGAAGAACTGTCGATAACGTCCAAACGGATTGACCAGGACACGGTTATTGTTCTGGAGGGCGTTTTGGATTTCTTGATGAAAGACGCCACGAATGTTGGGAGAGAACGCATGGAACGCATCGAGATACTTCCCGGCTTTCCACTCAGAGAGATTAATGTCAATGTGCTGCCTCTTAGCTTCAGTATTGACCAACTCCATCAGCCGGTGCTTACCCATGTCGTAGTTACCCGCGTGGCGCACAGTCTTACCGATAAACCTCATCGGCTTCGTAACGAGATCCGCTTTAACGTTGAAGATGATGGCAGCCGTGATCTTATGGACGTCTGCCTTCTCGTTAAATAGGCGGAGGAGATTCAAGTCATTGGCAAAGAGTGCGACGATACGAGCCTCAGCCTGAGACATGTCCGTCTCGACAATGACATAGCCATCATCGGCAAGGAACATCTCTCGGACTTCCGTTCCAATGTCCCCGTGCTTGGTCATAGTATGGAACGGCATACCTAATGACTCGGGACGAACAGGCGGCTTCATGACCGACGTAGAGGAACGACCAGTCTCGGTCCCTGCTATACGGTAGACACACTTCATCCGACCGTCATAGTCAGGCTTAGCAGAAATCTTCTTCCTCGCCATGATGAGTCGACGTATGAGAAGGATAAGCTCAAGGCATCTCTTAGCCTCGGGCGTGACCTTCTTCGTATTCGCCATCAGAGCGACAAGGATCTCCTCTGCCGTCCCTTTACGCTGCGGAAATTTTAGCTGGTTGTAGACGAGGACCGCGCACTGAGGCTTGGAGTTGACGTTGACTTCCCAGCCTGCTAGCTTGTTCAGCTCTGACTGCGCAGCATTGATAAGGTCGCCGTAGTAGATGACTAGTTCTTTCTGCTTCTTCAGGTCTGTCCTAAAGCCTACATCCTCTAGCTCGTAGTAGAAGTGATGGAGCGAGGTCGTATAGTCTAGGACAAACTCCTCGTACCAGTTAGCAAACCCCGGGACTTCGCGCTCGCGAGCATCCTTCGACATCTCCTCGAACACTTCATACGTGACGCAGGCATCTCGACCGTTATAGTTAAGGAACCGAGTGACCTTGTCACGCTTCCAATCAAACTCCTTTCCTTCCTCTTTATAATATACTTCCTCTGTGTATATGGAAGTCGTAAATTCAAGAGCCTTTGGGAACTCAGGATGCAGAGCGTGAGCGAGAAGGGACGTGTCACAGTGAAAGTTCTTGATGTAGATACCGCAAAGTCTTGCAAGTTGTCGCTGGTCGAACTTAAAGTTCTGGCCGACCACTCCCACGCCAGATTCAAGAAGCTCAGCGACCATGCGCCACATCTCTGCGAGCTGATGGTCATGTATTCCTTCCAGGTTTTGCCACGAGAAGACGTCTATCAGCGGGATGGAAATCGCGTGCCACGAATTGAAGGCAAGGCCGATACAGAATGGAATACTCTTGACGACTTCGATGTCCACCGAGACGAAGGGATATTTAGCGCGATCACTATAGAGGTCGAGGAATCGTCCAAGTGAGACGGAATCCTTAGCAATCTCAATAACCCTTTCAGGCGGCGCATAGCGTGGTGACTCGGACTGACGCAACGCTCTGAGAAGGTCAAGTTTGAGGACGTGACGGTAACTGTATTTAAGCGGACCTTTCTTTTTGCCATCGCGGTCATCTTCCAGTTCTTCTCCGGACGAGTGTAATAGCGCGGCAGGGTGGATAGTTGGAACGACCTTGTAGTCCATATGCGTCGTTCGCATACATGACCCACGCCATTTCATTATCCCTGCGAATCCGTTACCCTTACCCGCTATCGCCTTCAGTGCCAGATTCCCAAAGGCAACGATACAGTTCGGCTTCAGCGCATGGATTTCGTCCCATAGCTGAGAGATAGAATCGTCGATGTCAACGTCGATTTCCTTGAGCCGCTTCAGTTGGTTATTCGGGGGACGATACTTCAGTACATTCGTAGCGTAAACATCCCGCCACTCAATGCCGACTTCACGACAGATTTCTTTGAGCAAGTCTCCGGTCGGTCCAACGAAAGGCTGACCTAGATATTCCTCTGCCTGACCGGGAGCCTCCCCTACGAATAGGAGCTTAGGCTCGGTAGACCCGTAGCCGCCGACGTATTTACCAACGGGTGGCATTACTTACCGATAATCCGATACTCGACGATCATGATCTTCTCGTGGCGCGCGATCCCATCCCACATACCGGACGAGATACCATAGTCGACGTATACAGCAGCGTAGTCGGCCTTCTCTCCCCAGGCAAAGCCAGCCTCCATGCCCATCCTTCTCTCTTCTGGGAGCGCGTCGCGGAGAACTGCGGGGTAGATAAAGTGAGACGCGAATGGAGCCTCACCCCGCATGAGGGAGTCATAGAGACAGCGTTCGAGATACTTCTCGTGCTGATAGAGTTCCGTAATCGTAGGGCCAGCGTAGGGAGATTCGATGATGACGCAGGGTTTCATTGCTGATCTTCCCATCGAAGTCTAGCGCCTGCCGCAGCACCACCAATCATCTCACCAACATTAGCGGAGATATAGATGATGTCTGCACCGACGGTGATTTTGAGTATTGGCTTGGTCGTTTCACTGTCTTGCATAATGTCGACCTTAGCCATCCCCTTAACGAGACGATGATCACAGCGAGGCCATAGTTCTTTCATTCTTCCTTCCCCAGTCGTTTGAGTATCTCGGAGTGTGCCTGTGGGTCGCGCTCGATGAGGATGTATTTCCTGTTGAGATTCTTGCACGCCGACCCGAGAACGCCGGAGCCAGCGAAGGGATCGATGATGACGTTGCCCTCGTAGGAGCAGTCCTTGACGATGTCCTCAATGAGCAGAACGGGCTTCTCGTTGGGGTGGATCATCGCCGACGGGTGGACTTGGTCGAAGGCTTTGATACCCGATAGCTGACGTGCAGATGTGAGGACAGATGGTGGCTTCGCAACGACGATGATGAACTCGAAGTCTCTGGCATACTCCCACGGAGCGACGCCTCGACGTGATAGACTCTTGAGTTTTTGCCAGATGACAGGGGTCTTAGAGACAGAGAATCCGATTCGCTCGAGACGACCAATGGTGTGGATGCGCTCGCTAGGATCTTCAGGATTCGGTTCATCGTGGCCGACGTAGTAGTCCCAATCGTCAAGACCACAGAAGATGTAACCAACGGCTCCCGTTTTGAGGACACGGTATAGCTCCTGAAAGACTGGCAATGTTCGTGCGTCGAGAGTAAGGGACTTCTCGAAGAAGCGAATCCACGGCGGGTCTGTGATGAAGTAGTCAACCGACTGACCCGGCATCTGCTTGAGGATGTCAGTGGAGTCGCCGAGATAGATGTCGTTGGCCTCGAAGGTGGTAGGAACTCCAGCGGTCCTCTCGTTCTCAAACCGCTGTGCCGCACGACGAGCCAGCTTTACTGCGGTCTTTTTGTCGGTGACTGCTGCCAGTGTAGGATCTCTCTCCAACGCACGAGCGAGAGAAAGGTCTTCCGAAAGCGAGCCGACACCCATATCAAGTTCCTGGGCTGTGTCCTTGAGCGACCAACCCACCTTGTCTTTCGGTGGTCCTTCCTTTGGAGGTCGTCCCGTCCTGACTGGCTCACCATGTTCCTCGACCCTCAGCTTGTGGAGTTCCTGAATGAGCGACACCTGCTCAGGCCACGGAATGTCGAAGCGTTTCAGGTTCTCATGGATACGAACCTCTCTGCCTCGAATCTCCGTGTAGTCCCGAACATCTACCTCGATCTCAGCCCACTCTAGTCGCTTGGCTGCAAGGTATCGCTTCTCGCCTGAGACTAGAAAGAACCGGCCTAATTCATTCGCCGGGCGAACAACTATTGCCTGCGACATGCCAAGCTCTTTCATGGAGTCGGCAAGGGAGGAGAGGATAGCCTCGTCTACATTCGGCGTAGGCTTGAGGATTTCGATGGCGTCCAGAGCGACCTTCACGATGTTTTCTCCGCGTAGATTCTCTCAAGCGCCTCGGCCTGAGCTTCGGTTGGTAATCGTTTGCCCTCGACGATGCGTTCTTCCATGTGAGCCATGAAGCTGCGCTCCCACGCGGTCAAGGTATCAGAGTCTACCTCGTCGACTATAGCCTTCACCCACATCTGGTAGACGGAGATGTGTTGAGGGTAGACGGTTTTTGTCATTTTGTCTCCGTCGAAAATTGGGGGTGGATGCCAGTGGTTCCTAGGATTACAAGGCGCCCCGGTGACCAACTCAGTCTTCGGCCATTACGCCACCTCGACTGCGGTGTGGACCCACCCCCAAACTGACTACCTACTCGTCGTCGTCCTTGTCGTCGCCGTCTTCGCCGTCCTCATCGTCGCCTTCACCATCGACCGCATCGTCCTCGGTCTCGGTGTCAGCGTCGGTGTCCTTCGGGAGGATGCTCTCCACAGAGGGGTTGGGGTCGACGGTATCCTCGAGCGGATTCTTCTGTTCCGACATGTGCGCTTCTCCTGTTCTGAAAGGTTTGTCGTGTCGCAAAACCAGCTATGGACACTAACAGGGACCACGGGAGCGAGACCGTGGCGGGCTTGTCAGACCCCTTACGCCCTGCCAGTGGAAGGCTCTCACACCTTCGCCACTCGACGAGTAGAAGCTAGGACCCGAACCCTGCCACGCCAGCAGCAGCGCTCATGTCCTGGGGCTTGAGATGCGCCCACTTCTTGTCGAGCGGTGCCCAGTCGTCAATCTGGTTGCGCGGCGGGTCGGTGCCGTCCTTGCCACGGTTCGTTCCCCACTTCGCCATGACGTACATGCCACGGTAGTCGGTGAACTCCACGTCGACGATGGCGTCCTCTTTCAGCCCCGGATTCATGGCCTTGAGGAACGCGACCGCGCCCTGCGGGAACTTCTCGGTGAACCAGACCTTGCCCGGAACGCCCATGAACTCGGACGTGTTGTCGGCCAGCTCGACCTCGAGGACGATGTTCTGTCCGTCCTTGGCCTTGTTCAGTTCCTCGGCGACGTCCTTGATGAGCGTCGGATACCAGCCCGGCTTCACGAGCTTGGCGCGTTTGAATTCCTCGGGTGTAATCTGCAATCTCGGCATTGTTTTGTCCTTGTTTGTTTGTGATTGGTTGCGCTGTGTGTTTAGGCTCCCCAGCTAGAGCTTGTCGTGATTGTGCGCGATGGAAGCATTGGCCCACATCCTGACTTCCTCGAGCTTCGTGTGGACGATGCTTTTCTCCCTCCCTTCTGGTAGCATCCTCTCCATGTCGGCGGCCACGGCGTAGGTCAGGGTATTGACCGTCTCGTGGAGCTTGCGTGCCGCATCCGTTGGAGTGTGATAGTAGTGACGGTGCTTGAGTTCGGCGTCTGTCAGCATGTTATCCCTTCTGCAATGCTTCCTGTTTCGCCTGCATCTTGATGTTGTATTCCTTCAAGAATGCCTGCACGACGTTGTAGCAGGGCTTGTCGGTAATCTCAAACTTGGCAGGGAGAGGCAGCGCAGTCTTGGCGACAATCTCTCCAGCACTGACAGTTTGAACCCACCGCCTGTTCGTCGTCTCCGCATGAGGTGTGACGTCGGTCCAGAAGTGCCACATCTCATTGAAGTAGTTGGGAAGCAGAGAAGGAGTCTTCCATCCATAAGACGCAATCGACTGTCCCTTAATCATGCTTGCGAGCACATCATTCGTGGACCCACCCTGCTTGGTAGTCTTGGCAGCCTGGATGGGATGAGCCGTCACGAAGATATTGCAGGGGAGTATCTTGAGAATCTCGAGGATCTGTAGCATGACCCCCGTCTCCCCCTTATACTCGTCCCAATCGGGGATAGGCAGGCCACCTTTGGTCTTCTTCACATCCCCTGCGTGGAGTCCCATCTGGTGAAGGACTGCGACAGCGGAGTAGGAGGTGTAAGAATCCATCGACACCCAATCGTAGGGGCAGCGGTCCTGCAAGTCCTCAATCTTCTTGATGCCCTCACTAAAGCCGAGGCAGTCCGGTCGCTGGTCCCCGTCGAGCCCGATCGTCCAGTATTCGATGTCATCCCTGTTAGGATAGAACAAGCGCACTGGATCAACACGGCCATCGAAGTCGAGAATCAGACCGCGCCCCGGCCACGAAGCCGTAGCTACTGTCTTACCCGAGCCATTGGTCCCAACGAACAGAGCCATTGTCCGTCCGCCGAGAACAATCTTAGACGTCATCGGCATTACTTTAGCCCCTCAATCAAATCGTCAAGGCTCTTGAAGACTTCTTCACCGGCTGGCCCCTTACGCCGGATACATTTGTCACACTTGGGCTTCACTCTCTCGAGTTTATCCTTTGTCAGGATGAACCTGTCGCCACACTTCCAGCAGAGAGACTCTCGGTTCTCCGCCATGATAGTATGGACATAATGCGCGCAGCCGGGAAGGATACACTTATGGATAGGAGTCTTCTTCTCTCCCCACTCTACAAGCATATACTTATGCGGCCCTGAATGGACAGCCTTCTTAGACATCGTCATCACCCTCATCGGAGTCTCGCGTATAAGGGTCCCATGCCTTGTCCTTGTAGAAGTAGGCTTGCAGCTTAAACTCTCTGTGCTCAGCCGGGACCTTACACACCTTCTGATAGATACAGCCGGAGTATTTGTCGCACGACGTTCGGTCTTTCCTTAGTCTCCCACCTGCGGCTAAAATCTCATGCCAACCGATAGCCTGCTTGATAGACTCAATGGCATCCTCACGCCACTCCGCTACAGCAAAACTACCAGACTCGTGTGTCAATCGACGAAACTTCTCTTGCGGTGAGAGAGTCTTTTGATAGCCTACCTTGTCGACGATGACAGGCACACCAAAGGCCCACTCGTATCCTTGGAACTGATTAGATAGGATATACGGGTATGATTTACGGCTTTCTGTCTTGGTATCTACTACGCATGTGCCCTGCTTCGGGTCCACAATGCGAGCATCGATGACGCCCTCGTAGATGATGACGAGGCCAGGATAGGTAGTGCCTAGAAAGACGAACTCTATGTCATCCTCATAGAGAACCTTACTGAATGGCTGTTCGACGTCGAGTATCTCCCAGCCGTCGTATTGCCACTTGAGAATGTAGTCCTGAAAGGTGGGAACGTCCTCTTCCTCGAACTCTTGGACGCTGATATGCACGGACGCAGCGGCAGAGACTCTGCCCTTTAAGATACAGTCCTGTACGATTGAGCCATGCTTCGCTCGGAAGTCGAGGAAGTTGTCTTTCTTCGCTCTTCTATAGCAGGCGACCATCGTGTGCAGAATCGAGCCGCGCTCTAGAGCCGCAGCCTTATCCAATGGACGCCAGTGCTCGACCATCTCCATCCGGTATCTCTCCGGGCAGAGGTTCATTGAGCTAAGGATCTGGGAATCTACCTTGACGTAGAGTTTGTCCTCCACTATGACTCCAGATCCTTCAGCTTCTTGAGCAGACGATTCCTGAGCCGTTCGATAGGGTCTTCCGCTTCTGCCTCTTCAGCAAGATGAATCCCCGAAGCCGTCCCCTCTGCTATGGCCGCGAACATCATCGTTGCGTGCTGAGGATGAATACGGAGATGGTCAACGAGAAAGACGGCAGCGATACGACAGTAGACGTTAGCCATGAGGCTTTTCTCGTCTGCCATCATGTCGTCGGCCAGTTGCTTCGGTGCCCCTGTCAGACTCACCGCTTCATGAAAGATAACCTTCCACTCAGACATCGGGATAAGCTGCTCCAATGTCTCAATGGCGAAGTCTACCTTATCGCAGAGAACACACATGCTAATCCTCTACGAGAAAGCGGAACCGGCGAATCATCCCGTGGACCAGCTCGAACTTCTGGTTGACGAACTGCTTATCTACCATCTCAAGGAACTGAGCAGCTTCCTCTCGAGTAACTGTGATGTCATTCCGGGACCGCTCGAACGCACGGCCAGCATCGAAGGCAGCTGACTGGTCTATCGGTAGCGGGATACTCTCCGCATGGTCGATGATGCCGTCGAGGGTCTGATTGACCTGCTCGATACGCTCATCTGAGGTAGGCTGGGCCATCATCGTCACCGGCACCGAGGATCTTCGCGAGCGCGTTGACCGAAGTTTTGACTTTCGCTTTGGATACTTTCGTGGGCGCGGCATATTTCCTCTCTGTCCTTTCCGTATTCCGTTCGGGTTGGCTGGGATACACATAACCTCTACCATCCCCGCGCGATACCCCGAGTTCGTTTGCCTTGTCTAACCACCATTGTCTAGGTAAAGCCCGTACGATGTCGTAAGACTTACAGCATACCTGTGCTTCGACGCAGAGCTGATAGTCGCAGTTGCCTACCTTACCGTAAACGTCCTCTTGATAGGCTCGGACGCAGATAAGACCCGGC